CCCACCCGGCGTGTTTAACGACCCGCCGGTCGATGGCGCACCTACTTGCGCGGTGCTGGGGCTGGCTTACAGGCGCTGCAAAACTTCCACCGCTTTGCAACGTCGAGCAGCTTTGGCGAGACTGCCTCACCCCGGGCCGGGGTTACTACAATGTCCTCGCCACACCCGCAGCTGCCGACTACGACCAAGCCAGGTGGGGTGTCGCCTGGGGGTGGGGCGGCGCCAACGGGCTCAACCACGTCGGCCTCCACGAGCTCGCCGTCAATCACCATGTCAATGGCAATGGTTGGGGGCTCGGGGGCGTGCGCCACGGGCATGCCTTCCCAGAGCTGGGCAAAGCTCATTTCGCCCAACGCCGGGTCAGCCACCCGGGCCTTGCAGAATGTGATGAAGTCGTGGGGGTTATACCCCGCCAACTGCTCCTCCATCGACTCCAGCATCCAATCTTCGCGGAAGTTAAGAGTGTCATCCAGCCCGGCCTCTATTGCCACCTTGCCTGCGTATGTGAGCGTCGCGGGGCTGGCATTGTGAATTGCCCCGCTGTCATTGGCCCACGCCAGGACAAGGTGGCACCAGTCGCCTATCCAGGGCGTCTGGGCGTCGGTCGCCTGAAAGCTCATGGCCTTGCCAATGGCAACCAGGTAGTCGGGGACGTCAGTGGAGAGAGCGGTGGAGTGGATCTTGAAAGCCTGACGGCTGATGTGGCAGCAGCTGTTGGGCTCGCCGTACCACAGTCCGGTACCATGCTCCCTAGCCAGGAAGATGACCTTGCTCTGGGCCACCCTCGTGTACTCCTCTGACGTGGCGATCAGGCCGATGGACGCGCAGCAGCTCTTGTATAGCCCCGCGGGCAAGTCCGGAGACAAGCCATCATCACCACCGTATATGCCCAACCGGTCCCAGGCTCGCGCCCCCGTCAGCCCCATGCGGCGGTAGCTCGTGAACGCCATGAAAGCGTTAAGAATGCTGTTGCCAATCGAGGTGTCGCGGAGGCCTGAGGCCCGGATCCACTCCTGCATGTACCACAACCCGCCCGTGCGCGGCATCGTCACCTTGTTGCCGTAGGACATGGCAAACAGGTTCTTGAACTGCTCGTGGTAGGTTGGGTCGAGGAGCGCCAGGTAAACCTGGAGCTCCACGTACCTGCAGAATTCCCCTAGTGTGCCGTCAAACCGCTTGAAATCTGACGCGAGCATGCTATTCGCACCCCGCGCCAGCTCCGCGATCTTGACCGACACCGCCCCGGGCGTTCGCCCGAACGCATACCAATCAAGGGCCTTCAGCTTCTTCATGATGGGAATCATGAACAAAGCGTAATGGTAGCCAAACTGCTTGTCCGCAGTAGTGATGAGGCGAGGGTCCTTGGGCTCCTCGTGGCTCTCATCCTTGATGGTCGCGTCGAACTTGGTCCGGGGCATCCCCTCGTCCCACTCCTCATATCCAGTCTGGATGCCTGCTAGCTGTCCCTTACGCTTGATCTCATTGAAGACGTCATCGTCCTGGCCCATTACCAGAGTTCCGACGCAGCCAACTTGCTCAG